AGTGCCGGGTGTGCGGTGATCGCGCCGCCAATGGTGCCGGGCGGCAAGTTCCGCGTATTGGAGCGCCACCAGTGGAAAGGGATGGATTTTGAAGCGCAGGCCAAACATATCGAAGAGCTGACGCAGAAGTATTGTGTGGAATATATCGGTATCGATGCGACTACCGTCGGCCAAGGCGTTTTCCAGTTGGTGCGCCAGTTCTTCCCGGCAGCAAGGGAAATCAAATACACCCCTGAAATCAAAACCGCCATGGTGCTGAAAGCCAAGCACACCATTAATAACGGCCGTCTGGAATATGACACTGGCCACACCGATATCACCCAGTCATTTATGGCCATTCGCAAGACTATGACCGCCAGCGGCAAGAGTTCGACTTATGTTGCCAGCCGCAGCGAAGAAGCCAGCCACGCCGATGTAGCGTGGGCAATTATGCACGCTCTGTTAAATGAACCCCTTACCGCGACATATGGCGGTCACAGTCCTAATTTCTTGGAGTTTTACGGATGAAATCAATGACTTTTACTGCTGGTCAAGTTGACGGCCTGCGCGAACATTTCGAAAACTCGGCCTTTGACTATCAAAAGACGTGGTATCGGGTGGGGCAGACCGGCGTAGCCCGCAATATCACCAAGTCGCGCCAGATTGGGGCCGACTGGCTTTTCGCTTTTGAAGCGTTACTGGATGCCATTACCAGCGGCCGCAATCAGCATTTTTTAACCTGCACCAGACCAAGCGCCTTGAATACCCGCGCTTATATTGCCGAGTTCTGTCGTGTCGTTGGGGTAAACGTGACCCCATTCTCGCCGAGTAACATGCTGCTAGGTAATGGCGCACTTATCGCCTTTCACGGTGAATACAGTCACGCCGCCGCTCATGCCGGGAATGTGTACCTGGGTGAATATGCATGGGCTAAAAACCCACGTTCAATACTGCAAATGGCTAAGGGGATGGCAATGCACAAAAATCATCGTTTAACACTCTATACCACGCCCTCCCGCTCACATACCGCGTTCAAGATTTGGAATGGATCACTGCGCCGCCCACGAAAAACAGTACCGGTTATTCACACCGATAACGGCGTTTACTGTGCTGATGGCGTATTTCGTCAATCGGTTACGGCTGATGATGCCATTCAGCAAGGTTGTACATTATGGGAAAAGGATTGGCGTAAATATTGGCTGGAAAAACACATGACAGCGGATGATTTCAGGTTCTTATATTTGTGCGATTGGTCACAAGCGGCAAACAATGCAGAGGAAGTGAAATGAGTAAGCGCAAAGGCCGCAAGGCATTAAGTCGCCCGGCAACCAATCACACCGCCAGTCAACAACAACCGGTCGAGGCGTTCACCTTTGGCGAACCCTCCGCCGTGCTGGATAAACGGGAAATTCTGGATTACATCGAATGCACCGGCAACGGTAAATGGTATGACCCGCCGATTAGCTTTGATGGGCTGGCGCGCAGCTTCCGGGCGGCGGTGCATCACAGCTCGCCGCTGTATGTGAAGCGCAATATTCTGGCAAGTACCTTTATTCCACATTCGATGCTCAGTCAGCAATCATTCAGCCGCTATGCGCTGGATTATCTGGTGTTCGGCAATGCGTTTTTAGAGGTTCGCCGCAATCAACTTGGCGCGCCACTGCGCCTCGACCCCAGCCCGGCCAAGTACACCCGCCGGGGACTGGAAAAAGATTGCTATTGGTTTGTGCAGAACTGGAAAAATGAACACCTGTTTGAAGCTGGTAGCATTTTCCACCTGATAGAACCCGATATCAATCAGGAACTTTATGGCCTGCCGGAATATCTCAGCGGCTTAAATTCGGCTTGGCTCAATGAAGCGGCCACACTCTTCCGCCGCAAGTATTACCAGAATGGCGCTCACGCGGGATACATCCTGTATATGACCGATGCGGCGCAAAGTAGCAGCGATATTGAGGCGATGCGTAAAGCGATGCGCGACACCAAAGGGTTAGGCAATTTTCGCAACCTGTTTATGTACGCGCCCAACGGTAAAAAAGACGGCATCCAGATTTTACCGTTGAGCGAAGTCGCCACCAAAGATGACTTTTTTAATATCAAGAACGCCACCCGCGACGACCTGCTCAGTGTGCACCGGGTGCCACCGCAGATGATGGGGATTATTCCCAACAATACTGGCGGTTTCGGTGACGTGGCGAAAGCCTCACAAGTCTTTGTCCGCAATGAGTTAACGCCGTTGCAAGAACGATTGAAAGAGGTGAATGACTGGATAGGGCAAGAGGTGATCCGGTTCAAGCCTTATGAACTGATAAGCGAGGATTGATATGGGACGTAAAGCGCCAACACCACCGCCATATAACCCCGGCGATATTGTGAAGAGGCCCGCGCCACCGCCTCAGCCACCGCAAAAATGCGAAACGAAACGAGTAATAATTATGGAAACTCAAACTAACCAGAAAATCACAGCGCAACTGGCTGTTGATATTCTTAATCAAGCGTTGTCACTTGACCCGGATTGTATTACTGCGCTGGTATCGCATCGAATAGAGTGTAACGCGACGTTAGCCCATGACTCTGAGGTGATGTGTGGTATGTCTAAAGACAAATACATGACTGGCGCGCTTGGCGTTATCAACTCACTGGTTACAGACGGCTTTGTCGCTGCACTGTATACAGATGAAAACAAGCTGGCAGCGTTTCAAGTTTGCAAATAGTTAATTGATATTTTTGAATATCATAGCCGCCGAACCGGGCGGCTTTTTCATACCCGAAAAGTAGCGATTCCAACACCTCGCGCCATACGCCACCAGACGCCCGTCACGCCATCACACCCCATGAACACGCATTGATTCCCAACTCAACCGAACGCAGCACCACGGCCCGCTCAAGATCGATAAATAAGGGTATCAAAACCCTTTGCGCGCAATGCTATCCCCGCCACGCCTGCGCGCTTTGCAGGTCGCTTTTCATGCACTTGCATGATCCATTGAGATCCGCGCCGGAACTGGCGCTAACAGGGGAAATAGGGGAGGGGATCAACATGCGGAATCATGCACTATATGCATGCATGACCCAAATCACGATGGGAGGCCACACATGCATTATTTTATGGGGGATTTATCAGTGCGATTTTTTACCGTCGGCGTTATAGAAAATCTCATCATAATTTGGGCTCGTGACTATCTGGCTGGTCAGGTCTGATATCAACGACATGGCGACAAGAAACTCGCTATTACTGCACTGCGCAACTTGGGAAACTTCAGCAATAAACTGAATTCTTAATAGTGTTAATTCTATTTTATCAACGGGTTTCAATGCAGGCTCCTTATTATACTGTATTTATATACAGTATCGAGTAAAACAATATTCAGGTCAATACTGTATATGGCTGTTTAGTTAAATCAGATGCTTGTGACGCGCTATATGTTGTAAAAGTAATCCGCCGTGACGCGTCACAATGGTTTAACTGCACTAATTAATAAGCTGTTGATACCTTTGGTTTGCCAACACGCCACTTCACCCCGTAAACAACACCCATTTGGATCGCCCGGCAAGGTATCGCCACATTTGCCACAGCGTTGTTTACCCAGCTCGGCTTGTTGCTCTTTTAGTCGCTGGTTATCTTGTCGAATCAGCAGCGCGATATATTCCGGTAAATCGTAAGCTGGCCGGAACAGACGCCGGGCGGTCATGCCCTCGATTAGCATGGCGAACTCTTCTGGCTCCAGTCGGGCGCGAATTTCATTGATACCGGCAGATTTATCACGCTGGCGCTGTGCCTGTTTGCGGGTAGTGGCGGCGGTTTTAGTCATGGTTTTCCTCTTAGGTAGATTAATCATCGAATTCCGGCCAGTCGGACAGTGCCGGGTAATAGATCACTGCATCACCAACAGCCATTTTTGCCCCACGGGCTAACGATTCCAGCTCCCAACGTTGGGCGCTGATATCTTTCAACAGTAAATCGTTGCGGATTTGCGGGATGCGCTGGCGTTCTTCGCGGGTTAAACGGGCAGATGGCGCAATAAGTCGGCCCTTGGTGGGGTCATAACTGCGTTGCATCTTGCTTATCGTTGGCTGTTTCTCTTTAACGCGGGCCACAATCGCCCTCACGGCGGCAGTGTCCGACCAGTCAATAACGGCGTCCGGTGGGTATTCCATCTCCGCCACAGGCGTTTTATCCTGCCCGTTGGGGTCATTTGGCGCTTGGGTGTTTTCACCTAACCCACAGTTATTGACAGGACTCCGAGGCGCGCCAGAGGCGCTTTTCAAAGTCAAAAGCTCAACGTCAACGGCACCAGCAACGATGCGCCATTGGGTTGTGCGGGTTTCATGAATATGGTCAGCGCCCAAATGCGGCGCGTAGATACCGACGACTTTCTGTACTTCTTCATCGTAGGCGTTGAGTTCATCGGCGACGCGCTTGGCTAACCGGACGGTCTGATTGCCGCAATTGGTGCCACCTTGCGCCATGATGTAGGCAGCAAAATCACCCTCATCAGCCGCATGGCGCACAGCTTCCACG